GAGGATATGCCAAAAGATGCTTTCGGTTTTGTTTACGTAGTTACACACGTTATAAGCGGTAAAAAATATATTGGTAAAAAAGCATTATTTCACAATCGCACTTTACCACCACTTAAAGGTAAAAAACGCCGTAGAAAGGTAGTTAAAGAAAGTGATTGGAAAACATATTTTGGAAGTGAGCCTAACCTTAAAAAACTTGTAACCGAATCACAAGATACGTTGGATTTTACAAGAGAGATTATTACCTTCGGCTATAATAAAAAGCATCTAACATATTTAGAAACCAAAGAATTGTTTGTTAGAGAGGTATTAGAAAATAATAACTACTTTAATAATAACATTTTAGGAAAGTTTTTTAGAAAAGATTTAGACATTGGTTAAGTTAACAAAACTACTATCACAAATAATAAAAGAAGGTTATTCTAAAAATCTCACCCACTCACAATACATTGATTTTACTGAATCCAAACTATTCTCAGAGTTAGCAAACCCAGATAATGCTTTACCTTATAAAGAAGAAGAATCTAATATTTGGATTTTTAATGATTTATATAATAACAAAATAGGGGTTTCTATTGAGGGTGATAAAAATAATGGGTATGTAAAATCTTTTTTTATTGTAAAAGATAAAAAAGGTAATGAAAGGTTTAGTTATGATTTAGATAGAGATAAAGATATTTTAGATTTAAATAGTTTTACTATAGGTAAAGATGAAAGACGTTCTGATACTATAGCTAAAATAGTATTAAATGAAATAATCCCTAAACATTTATCTTCTATTCCTTCAAAACTTACATTTCAAATGATAAATGAGTATAGATATAATATTTTTGAAAAAATAGCCGATTTAGCAAAAGAAAAATATTCTTATTTAAAAATACAAAAACTCCCTAAACATAATATTTTATACCTTATAAACAAATAATGGTTAATCAGTTATTAGTAAACTTAGTAAACTCAGTTTTAGGTGTAGGTAAACCAACCGCAAGAGACAACTACGCATATCACTGCCCTTTTTGCAACCACCACAAACCTAAACTCGAAATACAACTAACTGAAAATAAAGAAGGTTATAATGCCTGGAGTTGTTGGGTTTGCCAACAATCCGGCAAATCAATCTATTCATTATTTAGAGGAGCTAAAGCCTCAAGCGATAAAATCGCAGAAGCTAAAAAACTAATAGCGAACTCTAAATCGATTAAAGACACAGCAGTTACAGAGTCGCAGATTGCATTGCCTAAAGAATATATCGCGTTTTACAACGCAGATACTTCAAAAATAATGTATAAACACGCGGTGGCTTACCTTAAAAAACGAGGCATAACACATGAAGATATGTTAAAATATCAGTTAGGCTATTGTGAGGAAGGCAAATACGCAAAATGTATCATATTACCAACATTTGATGCAGAAGGTAACATAAACTACTTTACAGCTCGCAACTTCGATAACACATCCTCATTAAAATACAGAAATCCTTCAGCATCTCGCAATGTGATTCCTAACGAGTTTATGATAAACTGGAACTTACCTATAATACTTTGCGAAGGTATGTTTGATGCCATAGCAATCAAGCGTAACGTGATACCGCTATTAGGTAAAAACATACAATCCGCATTAATGAAAAAGCTAATCCAACCAATAGTTAATAAGATTTATTTAGCTTTGGATTCTGATGCATTAAAACAATCAGTACGATTCTGTGAGCAACTAATGAATGAGGGCAAAGAGGTGTACTTAGTTGAAGTTGGCGAGCAAGACGCTAGCGAGTTAGGATTTCACAGATTCACCAAAATAATACAGCAAACACAGCCACTTACTTATTCAAAGCTGTTAGAATATAAACTATCAATATGAAGCTACGCAAAGCAATATTTCCAAAACACGAATACAATCGTGAGTTTACACAAGTAACAACAAATGATTCAAGATTTTACGAAGATGGTAAAGTAACATTTCCGTCCGTAACATACGTTTTGTCATATTATCCAAAAGGCAAATATTTTGAGGAATGGCTTAAAAAAGTAGGCTCAAATGCTGACTATATCGCACAAAAAGCCGCAAAAGAAGGTACAATCGTTCACGAGTTAGCCGAACGTTACTTAAAAGGCGAACAAATCGATTTAATCAAAAACGGAAATCCACAATACGAACTACACGTTTGGAAAATGTTCCTACGTTTTGTTGATTTTTGGGAAACAAGCGGTGCTGAGTTGCTAGAAACTGAAGTATTTTTATACTCAAACACACTAAATGTAGCAGGTACTTGTGATTTAGTATGCAAAATCGATGGTGAGATTTGGGTTATTGACTTAAAAACATCAAATCACCTACAAACAACTTACGATATTCAATCAGCAATCTACGCAAGATGTTTTGAAGAATGTTATGAGGAAAAAGTAGATAGAGTAGGTATTTTGTGGTTAAAATCCTCAAAACGCGGTTCTAAAGACGGAAAACTGCAAGGTAAAGGTTGGGAAGTTTATGAATCACCACGTTCAATAGATGAAAACTTACAAATCTATAGTCACGTTCGCGCATTATTTGATATTGAAAATCCAGTATTAAAACCTTTAAGCGAGAAATATCGAACTTCAGTTAAGATTTCCTAGGCTACCACATATTTTTTTCGTATATTTATAACAATAATATACGTGATGATAAAACTAGTTGACTTACTGTTAGAGAATGATCAAAAACCTAAAGCTATATTTTTAGCAGGACCCGCAGGTTCAGGAAAATCAACATTCGTACGCAATTTTTTACAAAATAAAGGTTTAAAATCTATAAACTTAGATGATGCTTACGAAGATTTATTACGCAAAGCAGGTTTAGACAAACCTCAAAGCGAATTTGATGCTGAAGAGTTATCTCAATCTGCTAAGTTAATGGGTCAAGCACAAAAAATAAATCGTCAAAATTTTGAAGATTCTTCACAAAAAGGTGAAAATATTATTATTGACGGAACAGGTGCTGCTGCAAATCCTATTAAAAAGAAAAAACAGCAACTTGAAGATTTAGGCTACGATACATTTATGGCTATGATTTATGTTTCACCTTTAACTTCTTTAGATCGCAATAAAAAAAGAGGCGATGAAGGAGGCAGATCATTACGACCTTCAATAATATTACGCACTTGGGATGGTGTTGTAAACAATATTGATACTTACAGAGATTTATTTGGCGATAATATGGTTGTTCTAAACAATGAACCAGTTGATTCAGCTAAAGATTACGATGAGGAAGCTATCAATAAATTTTTCTCCTCAGTAAAATATTCAGGTAAACCAAAATCACCAGAAGAGGAACAAAAAGCTGAAAAAGAACAACGAGATCAAAAAAATCGAATAAAACAAGTTCTATCTAATCCTCCTAAGTTTGATGAACCTAACGAGATAACAAATAAAATAAATAAATTTCTCAAATGAAAAATTTAAATAATATAGAAGATTGGATAAAATATTCTAAAAAAGAACAAATTATTCAAAAAAATATTTTAAAAAAACTAGGTTTAGATAATTTAAGTGTGGATAAATTAAAAGAAATAGCTGGTAAAATAGTTGAAAGTCATTAGTATGATAGTTTATATTACTACAAATATGATTAGTGGTAAAAAATACATTGGAAGTGATTCTAATAATAACCCTTATTACTTAGGTAGTGGAGTTGGTTTAGTAAAGGCTATTTCTAAATATGGAAGGGATAACTTTAAAAAAGAAATTTTAGCGGAAGCTAGTAACTTTAAAGAAATGAGGGAGTTAGAATCTTTTTATATTCAAAAATATAATGCTCATAAAAGTTGGCGATTTTACAACCGTAGTGATAAGGGACATGGACAAGGTAATGGGGATTTACATTGGAACTTTGGTAAAAAGTTAAATGAATCTACTAAAAAAAAGAAAAGCATCTCTATGAAAGGTAAAAAGATTCATTCTAGTAAATCTAAAAATACCCTATCTGAAAAAATGAAAAAAGAATGGTTAACTAATCCTAACTTAAAGAATAGAAAAATACCTAAGGAGAATATTGGTGCTAGAAAAGTGGTTTTACAATATGATTTAGATGGAAACTTAATAAAAAGATGGGATTATAAAAATCAAATAAGTAAAAAATTAGGTTATAATAGAGTTAGTATAGGAAATGTTTGTAACCCTAATCACCCACAGAAAACCTATAAAGGATTTATTTGGAAATATGAATAGTTTAACTAAATATTTAATAGAACAAGTAAAGGGTAAAACAACTGCTGTTTATGGTGGGGGGTTTAAAGTCCCTACTCGAGGTCATTTTGAGGTTGCTCAAATGGCACTTGAACAAAACCCTGAAATCGATGAGTTTATTATCTTTGTAGGTGAAAAACCTAGAGACGGCATTACACAAGCGCAATCCGTATTGATTTGGGAGATTTATAAAAGATATTTACCATTTAAAGTTACAGTTATACCTACTAAAGTTGCTCCTATCAGAGCAGTTTACGATTATGCTAAAGAACATCCGCAAGATGAAGTTTTGTGGGTTATAGGTGTAAGAGAAGGTAATGAAGAAGATTTTAAGGACTTAGCTTCACGTACTAAATCAATAGATAAATACCCTAACTTAGAACTACGCACAATCGTAACTTCAAACGGAGTAAGCGGTACAGCCGCACGTAACGCATTACAAGTATCAGATGAAAAGTTTTTATCTTTTTTACCTAATGAGTTAGAAAATGAAGAAAAACAAGAAGTTTTAGACATTGTTTCTAATAGAGAGCAGATTAATGAGGGTGAATATGAAACTAATAAGTTTGTTAATGATTTAAGAGAGCTATATAATATAGATTTATGGTTTTATGAATATAGTAAACATTTTATATTACAATCTTTAGTAATTCCTGAAACTGATCGTAAAAAAGGAGTAGGTTCTAAAGTAATGGAGGAAATTGTTAAATATGCTGATAAAGCAAATAAACCTATTTATTTAACCCCTGACCCTACACTAGGTACCCCCAGATATGTTTTAGATAAGTTTTATAAAGATTTTGGATTTATAAATAAACCAAGAGCAGATTTTTCAACTCATGAAAAATTAGTTCGTTATCCTCAAAATTTAACTGAAAGTGTAGAACCAATTAACTATAAACAATACATTACTTCATTAACTCAAAAAATGATTGAAGACGGTAAAACGGTTGAACCTTTACCTAAAGTTATATTCAAAAACGATGAAACTGAAGC